TTCCGATGCATAGATGCAATCGCAGGAAACCAAGCACGACTTCCTGTCATCTTGCGAAAAGGCAATGATCAGCGTGGAGAAAAAACAAAAAGCAACGAGTCATTGCTAGAGATTTTCAACTCAAAGTCCAACGAGGGTGAAAACTCATTCGCTTTCCGTTACAGAATCTCCGCTCAACTTTTGATGAGCACAAGAGGTGTCTTCATTGAAAAGGTTCGCTCGCGAGACGGAAAGATTATTGCTCTGCAACTTCTTCCGCCTCAATTCACTGCGCCGATTCCTGACCCAAAAAGATTTGTTGCAGGGTTTGAAGTTGACATGCGCAACGGAACAAAATTTGTTCTCAAGCCAGAAGATGTTTGCTGGATTCGCCGACCTCATCCACTAGATCCATACCTTTCCATGACACCAATGGAATCTGCTGGAATAGCAATTGAATTAGAAACTCTGTCAAAACTTTATAACAGGAACTACCTGTTGAACGACGGGCGACCCGGCGGTTTGCTAGTTGTTCGTGGCGACATGGAAGACGACGATAAACAAGAATTGAAAAACCGTTTCAGGGGCAACCTTTCCAAGACTGGTTCTACAACAGTTATTGCATCTGAAGCAGGAGTTGACTATGTAGATACCTCTGCGTCACCGCGAGATGCCGCCTACACGCAGATGAGAGAAATTCAAAAGAACGAAATCTTTGCCGCGTTCGGAGTTCCAGAATCAGTGATCGGTAACGCCGCTGGAAGAACTTTCTCAAACGCTTCAGAAGAACTGCGTGTGTTTTGGATGGAGACAATGGCTCCCCACCTACACACGGTTGCTCGTGCGCTTGACGAACTTGACGATAAGTATTATGTTGACTTTGATACCGACGACATTCCTATTTTGATTCTTGCTAAACAAGAACGCGAACGGTATGTGATGGATGAGTTCCAACAGGGTCTTATTTCGTTGAACGAATACCGTACGGCAACAGGAAGAAAAAAAGTTGAATCCGAACTTGCAGATTCTCTTCTTTCCAACCCGAACCTTACGCCTATCGCCAATACCGAGAAGCCATTTAAACCTGAAGAACAACAGCCTGTTGATATGGCAGGTGTTGATCCGAATGCTGCACCCGGCGGTCTTCCTCCTCAAGATGGCGCAATGGCTATTCCACCACCCGCACCACCTACACCAGTTCCAGCACCAGATATGACAGCCGAAGCGGCGCCCGAAACAGCGACGCTTACGCCTGATCAACAACTTTCAGAGTTTGAAAAAATTCAACACGAAATGCAACTCAAGTTTGTTGAAGAAATTGAAACCAAAGCAGACACAGATACTGATAGGTGGACGGAAATACTTGACCGTGCGTTAGAGCGTCTTTTTGAGAGACAGCAACGAGTGGTCATGGAGAAAGCCTTCGGTAAGCGTGGAGTAAAAGCGTTGGCTAGTGGGGCGCTCACAGTTGACATGGTTTTTGATGCAGAGATCTGGAACAAGCAACTTGAAGATGACTTAGAGCCAATCATTTCCGCCATCTATGTTGACGCCAAGGAATATGTTGCTTCGCGAACCAGCGAACAGGTAGCGCTTGAACCGCAGGAAGTTGAAAAACTTGCTCAACAACAAGTAGAGCGAATGCAACAAGCCAACACTGGCACAGCCGAAGAAATAGCCGCGGCGATTGCTGTTGCGATGATGGAAGAGAACCAAGAAGAACGCTCCACTCTGTTGAGGTTGGCTCTCATAGCAATATTCTTGAAACTTATTTCCAAGAGGAAAAGGGACATTGCCGAACACGAAGCGCAGGCTTCCTACAACGGTGGGGTTTATTTGGCAGGCAAAGACAGTCAGGGTGGTTTCACCAAGACTTGGCTGACCAGAAAAGATTCGCGTGTTCGTAACGCTCATAAGTTCCTTGAGGGGAAAACAGTGAAATTCGGTGACGGTTTCATCGTTGATGGACTGATGTTGCGATTCCCGGGTGACCCAATAGCGCCACCTGCTCTTACATTCAACTGTCGCTGTCGTCTTCGTTTCGGATTTGACGAATAATAGTTTTCAGTAAAATAACCTAGTTATACTGAAAGTGTTCCTTTTTTGACGCTTCAAATGGTTTATTGTTTATAAACAACCATTTACGGAGCATCATGCCAACAGCACTATCGGAAACACAGCAATACAAAGCCCTTCAAGGTCAGTTCAACATTGATGAAGCGCAAGGCGTTGTTGAATGTTTCGTCGCAGGAATTGGTAATAAGGACTCCGTAGGTGACATCATCGTCCCCGGCGCATTCACGGAAAGCCTAAAAAGGCGCAAACCCCGTGTTGTATGGGGTCACAACTGGAACGAGCCGATCGGCAAAGTACTTGAAATGTACGAAGTTCCACCATCAGATCCGCGACTTCCTATCAAAATGCGCGCCGCTGGTATCGGTGGTCTGTATGCAAAAGTCCAGTTCAACCTGAAGTCTGAAAGAGGACGACAGGCTTTCGCCGACGTTGCTTTCTTCGGCGAAGAACAAGAATGGTCAATCGGGTACAAGACATTGGACGCAGACTTTGATCCTCAGCGTCAAGCGAATGTTTTGAAAAAAGTTGAACTCTATGAAGCAAGCCCTGTTCTTCATGGTGCCAACCAACTCACAGGAACTATTTCAATTAAGTCAGTTGAAAATCAAACAGATAATTCTGAAATCAAAGGTCAAATGCGCGATGGTGACGGCAAGTTAACAGAACAAGGTCGTTCTTTGCTTATGCGTATTCTCGCTAATAGCATGAACAGGCAGAAGCCTCGTGAAGAAGAAGATGATGATGCGGTTGATGCTCCAATGCCAGCAAAGGGACGCAAAGAGAACCTTCCGCTTGCTTTAGCGAAGAAGTTTGGTGGAGCAGTACGGTTAAGGGAATCAGATGCGAACAGTGTCATTTTTGACCACAGAGGCGAACAAGGTGGAATTACCACCATGCGTGTCTCCTACCATTTTGAAGATGGACAGTTCATGTTCGGCGAACCAACAAGGGTCAAGCCACAAACCGTCTATATCAACGCAGACGGAGACACCCCTAGTGGATCCGACGGCGAACGCCGTTTTGAAGATCGCTACCGCATGGAAGAAGACCCACAGGTACCAGCAGGCGTAAAACCAAAGTCACCTGAAAAGGCTGACCCACTTGGCGGCATCATTCCTCAGGAAATCGTTACCGCCCGCACCCGTGGATACGGTCCGCGTCGTGGAAACCTTGAAAAACTACTCCGTTACTGGCGTCCAATTATGAAAAAGCCGGGTGGATTCCGCCGATGCCGAGTAATCCTCGCAAACCATCCAGAACTGTTCCCGTTGAGCAATATCTGTGCTTGGTTGCACCATGAAACAACTGGTCTCTGGCCGAACGAGGGATGCCATCATCCGGGCATGAAGAATTGTCGTGGAAAACTACGCAAACGGAATTGGGATGACAGTGAATTCAACAACCGTCTCAGCGGAGTACTCAAGCCCGGGAAATCTCTTGAATCCATGACCGAAGAAGAAATCAAGTCAATATTTGACTTCCTTGACTCCGAGGAAAAGGGTTACGAGATGATGGAGGCTATGGCTAGTCGTTTGGCTGAATCAGATGAAACAGAAGAAACCATGAAAATGGAAGATGTTGAGTTTGAGAACGAAGACGAAGGCAACGAAAAAGCGTATGAGGCTCTTAAAGAATTCATGAACGCTGAACCAGATTTCATCAACTACATGGCTGATAAAGACAATTGGGTCATGGAAGGTGACGATGATAATGGTGGCGTTGTAGAGATGCCATACTCCCGAGGCGGGGACGATGACGACTGTGGTTGTGGCGGCGGAGGCAAAGACCCAAAGCAAATGATGGGCATGCTTATGGCGGCTATTTCTGAACTCATGGGCAAGGACGCCGATGAAGATATTGAAATCAAGGCAGGAAGAGTCATTAATTCTCGCAATATGACAAAACTGCAAAATGCTTTCAACCTTCTCAAGGAAGTCCTCAATGCAGGCGGTGGTTCCTCCGACATTGAAGCAAAATCGCTCTTAACTGACG